ATGAAGAAATTGTATCGACCTGTTCTCACCGCTTTGTTGGTTATCGGTGCTATGGGGGTTTCTGGCTGCGACCGCAAGGAAGATGCGGGTGTGAAAACGATAGCCAGTTTTAAGGACCTGACTCCGCCACCGTTCAGCAAGGTGGTCTCGCATAAATCCGATATTGTCCAGGAATGGGTAAAGAAGGATGCTTTCGGCACACCGCAATATACGGTGATGAAAACCAACCAGTCGCCGGAAGGCTGTGAGTCAGGCAATTATTACTACATTGCGGATATGCAGCAGAAAACGGTGCAGCCTCTGATTGCTGCCCTGTGTCTTGCGGACAATATCACCCTGAGCTTCAGGATTGAAACCGACAGCTACACGGGTGAAAAATCGGTGGTGTATTCACACGATGGCAAGGAAATGGGGAAACTCTATCTGCCGGAGAATCAGGAGAAAAATCCATGAAGAAGCTGAAAGGCGTTATCTCAGTTTTCGCTCTAAGCCTTTGTCTGCTTTCACCGGCTCAGGCCGAAGAACAGCGTTACATCAGTATCCGCAACACAGACATGGTCTGGGTGCCGGGCAATGTCTGCGTGTGGCAGTTTCGTCTGGATAACGGCGGAAGTGGTGAGGGGTTCGGGCCTCTGACACTCTCCCTGCGCCTGAAAGATAAAGGGGGGAACACACTGGCGATGGGGAATATGGCGGTGGCTGCATTTGGCGACAGCGATGCCACTCGCTCTCAGGAAGCCTCGCTGGAGAACGAATGCGTGGAAAGCGTCAACTCCGTCGAAATCATGAAGGCAACGGAAGAGCGTAATGGTTACCAGATTGACTTGCCATTGTCCGTTTTCGACCCGCAGTATTACCAACCGCTGCAAGTCACGGTTGTCGGTGGTAAAGCATCTTAACCGATTCGTTACCCGTTTGATTCAGCCCCTGTCGCTTATGCCACAGGGGCTTTTTGTTTTAAGGTGCCTGCATGCCTGAACTCACTGAACTGCCTGATGGATCGTTTACGCGCCAGCAGGCAGAGGTGGTTGCGGCTCAATATTCCAACGTTGCGATAGAGGACGACCAGGGTACGCATTTCCGTCTGGTTATCCGTCATGAGCGTTGCATGATCTGGCGAGCCTGGAACTTTGAGCCGGATGACGGTTACTGGCTGAACCGGTATATCGATCGTTATGGCCTCCGCAAATTCCCTGCATAACTGCCACCAGCGCATCACTGTTATAAACAAAGTCAGGCCACACCTCCCTCGGGAAGTGTGGCCTTTTGTATTTTGTCGACTGTATAAGGAGTTACCCATGCGATTAGCCAGCCGCTTTGGCCGTATTAATCAGATACGCCGTGATCGGCCTTTAACCCATGAAGAACTAATGAGTCATGTGCCCAGCGTATTCGGGAGTGACAAGCATGAGTCTCGTTCAGACCGTTACACCTACATCCCTACTATTACCATCCTCGAAAGCCTGCAGCGTGAAGGCTTTGAGCCGTTCTTTGCCTGCCAGACGAAGGTCCGTGACCAGAGCAAGCGGGAGCATACCAAGCATATGCTGCGTCTGCGTCGAGCCGGGCAACTTACCGGGCATCAGGTACCGGAAATCATCCTGCTCAACAGCCATGACGGCTCCTCGAGCTACCAGATGCTGCCGGGACTATTTCGCGGCGTCTGTACCAACGGCCTGGTCTGCGGCCAGTCATTCGGAGAAGTGCGGGTACCGCATAAAGGTAATGTCATCGAGAAGGTGATTGAAGGGGCTTACGAAGTGCTTGGGGTCTTTGACCAAGTGGATGAGAAACGAGATGCAATGCAGTCTCTGGCGCTACCTGTACCCGCCCGTCACGCACTGGCGAATGCTGCACTGAAGTATCGATTTGGTGAGGACCACCAGCCGGTCACGGTATCGCAGTTGCTGACTCCGCGTCGTCGGGAGGACTACAGCGATGACCTGTGGACCGTATACCAGCGCGTGCAGGAGAACCTGATGAAAGGTGGTCTGTCAGGGCGAACCGCACAGGGGAAAAACAGCCGCACGCGTGCTGTTACCGGTATTGATGGCGATGTGAAGCTCAATCGTGCCCTGTGGGTTATGGCAGAAAACATGCTCGAGTTTTTCGGGCGTTAAGCAACCGTTCCGGCATAAGGAGATAGTTAAATGAATACACAAAACCTTGAGTTTGCTGAGCAGGAAGCAATTACTGCCTCAGTGGTCCCAGACGAGTTACGTATCGGCTTCTGGCCGCAGCACTTTGGCTCCATCCCGCAATGGATAACCCTTGAACCTCGCATTTTCGCCTGGATGGATCGCTTCTGTGACGAGTACTGCGGTGGAATCTGGTCCTTTTACACGCTCAGTAATGGCGGTGCGTTTATGGCCCCTGATGCTGACGGTGACGATAAATGGCATCTGTTCAACGGCATGAACGGCAATGGTGCGGAAATAAGCGGAGAGGCTGCCGGTATTGCGCTCTGCCTGATGGCATATAGCCACCATGCCTGTCGCACTGAATGCGATGGCATGACGGATCACTATTACCGCCTGCGGGATTACGCTCTGCAGCACCCTGAATCCCACGCCATTTTGCGCATTATTGATTAAGGATACTCATGATGGAACAGTCACTTATCCCACAGGCTCCGGCACTTCCATTGACCGTACAACGCACGGTAAAACGCGCTTTAACGCTGCTTGACCGACACCTGCGAGAAACAGGTGTAGCATTCACCTCCACTCGGGCTGCCCGTGACTGGCTGAAACTGAAAATGGCGGGGCTGGAGCGCGAAGAGTTTATGGTGCTGTACCTGAATCAGCAGAACCAATTGATTGCCCATGAAACCCTGTTTGCCGGTTCCATTAGCAGCACCGAGGTACATCCCCGTGAGGTGGTCAAACGCGCCCTGTATTTCAATGCAGCAGCAGTGATACTGGCGCATAACCACCCCTCCGGCGACACCACGCCCAGCCAGGCAGATAAGACCATAACGCAGCGTCTGGTGCAGGCGCTTCAGCTCGTTGATATCCGTGTGCCTGACCATTTCATCGTCGGTGGCACGCAGATATTGTCGTTCGCTGAACACGGTCTGCTTTGAGGTATGACATGAAAATTATCAGTAAACGCCGGGCGATGACGATTTACCGTCAGCGTCCGGCCTCCCGCATTTTTCTATACTGTACCGGCAGATACCAGTGGCACGGCAGTGTCTGTCATTACACCGGTAAGGTCGTTCCTGACATTCCCGGCGTGCTGACGGTATACGCCGAACGCCGCCAGGACCGCAGCGGACCGTATGCCTGCCTGATGAGTATTACCCTGAACTGACAATAAAGAGGTTATAAATGAGCAACACCACATGGGGCCTGCAGCGATATATCACGCCGCGCCTGGGAGCACGTCTGGTGCAGGAGGGCAACCGGCTGCACTATCTGGCTGACCGGGCCAGTATTACCGGTAAATTCAGTGACCCCGAGTGTCTCAAGCTGAATGTAGCATTTCCACATTTTATCAGCCAGTTGGAGTCGATGCTTACCGCTGGTGAAATGAACCCTCGCCATGCCCACTGTGTCACCCTGTACCACAACGGTTTTACCTGCGAAGCCGATACTCTTGGCAGTTGCGGCTACGTATACATCGCCATTTACCCCACTCAGCGTTAATTACCTTCACGAGAGAAAACATGAAACCTCAACCTGCAACAACTTCGCGGGCGGTAAAGCCCTGTCTGTCGCCCGTGGCAGTCTGGCAAATGTTACTGACACGCCTGCTGGAACAGCACTATGGCCTGACGCTAAACGACACGCCGTTCAGTGATGAAACTGTGATTCAGGAACACATTGATGCCGGTATCACGCTGACTGATGCCGTGAATTTTCTGGTGGAAAAATATGAACTGGTTCGTATCGATCGCAGAGGGTTTAACTGGCAGGAGCAATCCCCTTATCTTCGGGCGGTAGATATCCTGCGAGCGCGGCAGGCAACTGGCTTGTTGCGGCGGAGCCGTAATAACGCTATATCGTGAATATTACGGGCAGTATTACTGGCTTTCATCACTATCCGGGGATGCTGGCAGCGAGATGAAGAGGGCAGGGCGGTAATTCCTTACCTGACCCATTACCTGACCCGATTCGTATAAAACGAAAAAGGAGTCAGACGATTTCTCATCTAACTCCTTGTTTTATTTGGTGGCCCCTGCTGGACTTGAACCAGCGACCAAGCGATTATGAGAACGCTGCTCCACCTTTATAAAACAATAAGTTACATGTAAATCATGAAGTTAAGGATTGAATGTTGTCGGTATTTATTGGGTGTTTGAGTTCTGAGGGGGCAAAAAGGGGACATACTCATTGTTCCTTTAGTCTAAAGTTCTTAACGCAGGGAAATATTTGAACTCATAATCTTCATCAATAAGTTCGTCAATGACTTCTAGACCAATAGATATTGAATTTAAGGTTTTGCTGTATTCACCCATTTCATACTTTTTGAATAAAACATCCATAGATTTATCCTTAAATATCCCCCATGATTCAAAATAAATAGCTTCCGTAAAAATGTTGTTTATTTCGTCTCTTAATATTGACCAAGGATTCAAAGATTCTATTTCCGGTTTGCATATTTTTTTTAGATAATCTTTGCCCGAATGGAAAATTCTTGAAGTATTAACCCCTAAACCAAGTGGTTCATGATACGTATATACATCATAGAGTTTTTGTCCTATAAATGGCAGGTCTTCATGGCTGTTGATATCGTCAGAATGAAAGTATCTCTCAATTGATGACAGCGGAGCTACATTAACTAGCGTAATCATATACGGCGCTAATCCAAAACCTGCGATTTCTTTAGATAGGATTAAAAATCCATGACTGTTCCCTTTCTCTCCTTCCGCTGCCATTCGTGATAGGCTTGATTTAATCACATCGAGCTGAGAATGAAGTTTTGTCGTAGTCCTGTTTTCAGAATACTGCGTGTAGTCATATAAACATATATGATACCCGCGAAGGTGGTCTGCTCCAAACTTCTGAGGGACTTCCGTTTGGAGAAGAATTTTCAAATCGAGGGGTTTTAACTTTATATCTCCATCAATAATGCAGGGCTCTAAGCAAATCATATTTTTATTTTGCCATACAATATTATTGAAGATGTAATGTTTCAGGAGTGTTGGCCAATGAGGAGATATTATTACATTTATTATATCTCCATCTGAAAGATGTGCTAAATAACCTTTCAACTCTCCGGCGTATGCTGCTAGTTCCGTACCTGCTTCACGAGTTGTTCCTGAAAGATTTTTAAGTTCTATAAGGATGATTGATTCTCTTTCTATCCCGTACGCGAGGATATCAGGTTTGAGAATATCGCCTTTAGATGATGAGATATTTTCGTTTTTCGTTATTATCTCAGTTAGTAATAAGGACGGGTAACAGTTTAGATAGCTATCTTTTAATTTTTTTTCAATTTGATTTTTAGGTTTGAAATCTTCTATTGACTCAAAATCATATATTAATGAACCTAGACCCTCCTCATTCTCCTCCATATGTTGTTCAAGCCATAATTGCATTTCATTTTCGTTATTGAAAATTGCCATATTACCTCCACGCTTGATTTATTGGATTTAATTTGATTGCATCTTCTAGATGGTCTCGGGAAAAGTGAGCATACCGCATTGTCATTTTTATGTCGGTATGTCCCAATATATCTTTTAGTACCAAAATATTCCCTCCATTCATCATAAAGTGACTGGCGAATGTGTGGCGCAGTACGTGTGAGAGTTGCCCATCTGGTAAATTCAATTCGGCACGTTCGACAGCTTTCCGAAATGCCGAATAGCATGATTTGAAATAACGCCCCGGCTTTTCAGGTTTAGGGAGTGCTTCAAAAAATTCTAGGCTTATCGGTACAGTTCTGTTCCTGTTGCCTTTCGTTTTGAAAAAACTAACTTTCAAATTTTTAATTTGTTTGGTTGTTACTGATTCGGCTTCATCCCAGCGGGCGCCAGTTAAAAGGCATAAGCTAGCCACCCAATAAGTGCTATCGTTCCGGCTATTCAAGCATTCTTCTAGAAGGCGAGTGATCTCTTCATGCTCCAGATATGCCAGTTCGGCTTCCTCTGATTTGAACGGTCGAACATTGGTTAGCGGGTTATCTAGTTTCCAGTGGCCAAGTCGCTTAAGTTCGTTGAATACTGCACGGAAATACGCCAGCTCCAGATTCATGGTCCTAGGGGATACCTGCTTCACACGAGAAGTGCGGGATATCTCCCCTGATAGGCGTTTTTTCCGGTAAAGGGAAAACATGGTGGAGTTAAATTCATGTGCGGAAGGGTTGCCCATGCTCTCACATGCAAAAGCCATAGCTCCTTTGCGTTTTTCTCCATCATCCAGAGTTACACCATGTTCATCAAACCACTGGTTAACTAGGTCTACCAGTTTGCGGCGATCTTCTTTTCCGTCCAGCCATGGTTTTACATGGACGTTTTCCATGATGTGGCTTTGGTAGGCTAGTGCCTCACCTTTGGTGGAAAAGGTTTTACGGATGCGTTTGCTGGCTTTTCCCTGGGGCTTTCCTTCTGGGTAAAAGTCCAGCAGCCATTTACCGTCTGTCTGCTTGCGTATGCCCATTATGAATTAACGATAGTCATCACGACGCGGCCGATAATTTCGATATCTTCCAGACCGCAGTCAAAAGCCATACCCACGCCGCTAACCCGTACTTTTTTCACAGGAATGCGGGTCAAGGTTCTTATGCTTGTTTTGCCTTCAATGTTCACAAGCCATTCACCATCGAACACCTCTGCGAACGTTTGATCGAGGATGTACTGTGTTTTGTCATCCTGAATACACACCGGGTTTTCGGGTAAAGGGGTGCCAGCTCTGAAAAGAACCTTATCAAACATCACATAGCCAGAATCATAGAGCTGCCCGTCAACTAGTTTTTTTCTAGCGAACTTCATTATATCTAGTGCTTCGGCTTCGTATTTTTTCCCTTCTCCTGTGGTAAGCCATTCGAGATTAAAGCCTGTTTCCAGGGAGCACTTCACAACTATATCCGCAGGGAAAACGCCGCGAGTTCTGCGGGCTGACATGCTGCTTGAAGCCATATCTAGGTATTCAGCAAGCTGCAGTGAAGTTGTGAAACCGTATGCTTCACACACTCGATCGAGCACTTCCGCACTATTCGTTGGTAACAACACCTTTCGACTATGTATGTTCATGATGCTTGCAAACTCGACTTTATCGAGTTAACCTCCGGTTTGTTGTCTCGCTTTTATCGAATATCAATGAGCGTTGCCGCGCTCAACTGAACAATGGAGTTTGCCTTATGCGTCCTAACATTACAATCGCCATTCCAACACCTTATCTCCCTATTGATGAATACTGCCGCATCACCGGTACGCCTATGGGGACAGCCCGTGACATGGTGCGCGACGGCCGTCTGCCGATTCGTGGCAAAGGTGATAAGCCACGTGCACGCGTTGAGATCAATATGGCCGCTCTGACCGTTCAGGCGTTAAGCGAATGCAATATTTCGCTTAACGCGTAATCCATCCTACGGATTAGGGAGAGGCAAACAATGTTTGATTACCAGACCTCTAAACATGCGCACTTTGATGCGGCTTGCCGAGCATTTGCAACTGAGCACAATCTTGAAGATGTGGCCGCAGCCGTTGGTATGAGGTCGCAGATCCTTCGCAACAAACTGAATCCATCGCAACCGCACCGCTTAACTTGTGATGAGCTTTTGGCTATCACGGATTACACCGAAGATGCGCGTTTACTTGATGGAATGTTAGGCCAAATTAACTGCCTTCCATCCGTGCCTGTGAACAATGCCACTGAAGCCAACATGCAACTGTGTGCGCTTAGCGCTACTGCGTGTGTAGGCGCGATTGCTGGGGAAGCCGTATCAACTGGTCATATGACCGCCGCCCGCCGTACTCAAATTCTGGATCGCGCCCGCGATGCAATCCGTAGCTTATCCGTGCTGGCTTATACCGTTGAAAGCCGTATTCACTCTGCGCCGGTTCTGGCCGCTGCGGTGGATCTGGTCACAACCAACGCCACTGGCCTGATGTGAGGGAACACCATGAAAGCGTTTGTGACTTACCTGAAAAAAGAATCACCAGCCATGCAGTTGCCGAGTGGTTCAACGGGCTGGATAGAACTGCCGAACGGCCAGCGCTGGAACCCTGGCCACACGTATAAATTCAATGCGCATGAGCCTGTTCGAATGAAAAGCGGGGCGGTTTTGCGTTTCTTGTCTACAAAAGCCCGTCGTCTGGTTGGATGTATAGGGGGGCGCTATGGCGATTAGCCAGGAACAGCAAAAGCGCGGGCTGGAGCATTTAAAACAGATCCGCCGCAAATACTTCAGCGAAAGCAGCGAGGCCGCTGAATGGTGGGACAACTTAACACCGGAGTGGCGCGGCGTGGTGCTTCATGCTGCTGCGGTTACTTCTGGTACCGGGGCGTTTAAAGCCCATTTAAGCAAATGCTGCTGGCGGGAGCTTTATGAACGCCTGGGCTATCGGGACATGATTCGACTGCGCCAGGGCATTTCACGGGCACGGTTAACGTTTGAAGGTTTCGGCAGTTTACGTGACAGCGATTTTTCGAAGCGCACCGCGAACCGCCCGATCAAAAAAGTACATCCAATTTATAGCAGTAGCGGGGTGCAGATGGTGATCGCGCCTCATATCGTCCATAAGTTGCAGCAGCAGGGGAATCACTAATGACCATTATATCCGTTGAGGGCAAATCATTGGGGGCAGAGCTGGCTGTGTGGGGTGTCCCGCATAACTACGCTTTAGCGTTTGCAGAGAAAAGTACCAGTAAAAATGGGCGTATTGCTTTGCATCCGTTCTTCTTCAATGACACTGAACACATGACAAATCCGCGTCACTGGCTGGCGATCAATGCCGCTTTCTGGTGCTGCGTGTATCGCGAAGCGGAAAGCAAAGAAGCACAGATAGAAGCGCTGGCGGGGATTCGTGCAATTTTCTATACAGCCGGGGCACTGGGAGTTGGCGAGATAAAAGCGCTGATCCAGGAGTGGTGGCGGACAACCTATGATCTGCACCTGATTCCGGCACCGAACTACTCAGCCGCCACAGTACAACCCACTTTTCATTAATTAACTACCTGAATTTTTTGGCCACGGTTCAAGTGGCCGGGGATTCTTTTGCTTTAAGGAAACCAAAATGCACATGACACGTCAGGATTTACTCGCAACAAAATCAGGCACTGACCTGCTGGCCATGCTCACCAAAGCCACGCAGGAAGGTAAAGCCGCAGCTGCCGATCTGTGTTCCACCCGTCTGGATAAGCTGGCCGCTTATGCAGCCCATGAAGGTTTAAGCGCAACGGAAATCGTTGAGTTAATCCGCGAAGAAGCCGCGGCGATTTGCAGCAAAGGCGGTGTGGCATGGCAATAAAAACACCGCTTAAATGGGTGGGCAGCAAAGCCCGCCTTATGTCTAAGCTGCGCCAGCATCTTCCAGACGGTAAACGCCTGGTTGAACCGTTCGCAGGTTCCTGCGCCGTCATGATGAATACGGATTATGACGAGTATCTGATCGCAGATGTGAATCCTGATCTGGTTAATCTTTATAAGGCGATGGCGTATCACACTGATGCGCTGCTGAATGAGCTGGAGATCCTGTTTACTGCCAGTTCGTTAGGTGATGAAGAAAGCCGTGCCGTTTTCTATTACGCCGTGCGTGATGCTTTCAATCTTTCTGGTGGTAAGGCCGGTTCTGAATCTGTTGAAAATGCTGCGCGTTTCCTGTACCTGAATCGCCACTGCTTCAATGGCCTGTGCCGGTATAACCGCCGAGGCCAGTTCAACGTCCCGTTCGGTAAGTACAAAAAGCCTTATTTCCCCGCTGATGAAATCCGCGCCTTTGCTGAAAAAGCGAAACGCGCAACGTTCATTACTGCCCACTATTCAGAAACACTCGATTTGGTTCGGGACGGGAATGACGTTGTTTACTGTGATCCGCCTTATCTGACTGATACCGCCAATTTCACCGCTTACCATGAACGTGGCTTTTCGCACATGGATCAGGGGCGGCTGGCGCGTAAGCTGCGCCGTCTGGCTGAACGTGGGATTCCGGTTGTCGCGTCAAACAGCGATCTGGAAATGGTTCATTACCTGTACGCCGGATTTGAAGCCGTAAAGGTAAATGCGCCGCGTAGTGTTGGTGCGGCAGCTGCAAGCCCGAAAATGGCGGCGGAGCTGATTCTTAAATGGCCTTTACCGGCGACTCATGAGGCCAGCGCATGACGCTGGCAATAAACGAACAATGCTATGCCGTTGATGCCTGGAGGCGGGAAACCTTCGCGCCAGGCACACCGGCAGACGCGACTATCACAGAACGCCGCCTGTGGGCTGTAAACCCGCAGGATTATGAATGGCGATCCCGGTACCTGCATGAGATACCCGACTGGTTAGCCGGGTATTTTGGCCGTCGCTATGAAAAGCTTTTTGCTGGTCGTGACGGGCGTCGCCGTGCCAATACATTCCTGCGCCAGACCATCGGCGGGAGTGTATTGCCACGTCTGCGCAAAGTGGCTGCGCGTTACTCGCTGGCCGCTGATGCTGCTGATCTTCCTTTTGGTAAGTCGCTGGCGCGCTTGCCGTCACTAGACCGTCCTGATCTTAAAAAACTGGCTGGCCAGGTATCTGGCTGGATTTCCCAGTCACTTTATGACTTCACCGAACAGTTTGATTCCGGCACTGACGACGCCAGAGAGCTGCATCGCCGCACCCTGGAATCATACCGCCATCTTTGCGCATGTTGCCTGATGCTGAATAACCAGCCGCCGTACTGGGCTGAACATGAGGCCAATGATGGCCAACTGGAAATGCGTAAGGCGGAATCAGGGATACTGCGCATGATGGCGCCGGAATGGTGGTACCTGCGTCTTAAACGTGCGCGTGATACGCAGCGAGAACATATGGCCATTGCGGTGGGGCAGGTACAAAAAGCGGCCAGCGCTTATGTATCCCGCAAAACACTGGGCGAATGGATAGACCAGAAAAAGCGGAATCTGGAGTTCTTTAAAAAGTTTGATCTGCTGAATGATGAGGGGCTGCGCATTGCACTGGACAGCATGGTGCACCGCAGCGTTGCAAATCCGGCGATCCGTCGATGTGAACTAATGGTAAGAATGCGGGGATTTGAAGATATGGCCAATGAAGAAGGGCTGGCCGGTGAGTTTTACACTATCACCGCGCCATCACGTTTCCATGCGGTTCACAGCAAAGGGGGCTTTGTATCGCAATGGGATGGAAGTACGCCGCAGGATACCCAGCGCTATTTATGCGGCGTATGGGCAAAAGCACGCGCAGCGATCTCGCGTGCGGGTATTCATGTATTTGGGTTTCGGGTTGTTGAGCCTCACCATGACGGGACACCGCACTGGCATATGTTGCTTTTTATGCATCCGCAGGACGTGGACACGGTACGCGATATTCTTTGCTATCACGCCAGAATTACCGATTCTGAAGAACTGCAATCTGAAAAGGCGCTGAAGGCGCGTTTTCATGTTGAAGCTATCGATCCCGCCAAAGGTTCGGCCACGGGCTATATCGCGAAATACATTTCAAAAAATATTGATGGTTTTGCGCTGGATGGTGAGCAGGACGAAGAAACCGGAGAAAACCTGCGAGATATGGCTAAGTCCGTTTCCGCGTGGGCTTCACGCTGGCGTATTCGCCAGTTTCAGCAGATTGGTGGTGCGCCGGTAACCGTCTGGCGTGAGCTGCGTCGTTTGCGGGATCAGGTACTGACAGATCGCAGAATGGATGCGGTTCTGGCCGCTGCTGATGTCGGGGACTGGGCTGCATATACCCAGGCGCAGGGCGGTGCACTGGTTGCCCGCCGTGATCTGGTTGTTCGTCTGGCCTATGAAATTACGGAACAAGGCAACGAATACGCGGAGGACGTGCAGCGCGTACAGGGTGTTTATTCTCCTTTGGTTCCTGATTCAGAAGTTTGCACACGTCTTGTTAAGTGGCAAAAGGTTGCGAAGTTGGCCGAAGCGCCAGCGGAGGCGGGTTTTTCTGGCGGCAACGCCGCCCCTTGGAGTTCTGTCCATAACTGTACGGAGGGGGGAACCCGCAGACGGTTAAAACTGGAATTACGCAGTCGGGGTTTTGATGGTTCTGATGAAGAAATAGCCATTCTCCTGCGGGGTAGTGGTTTGAGATTTGGTCAGGGCGCACTGACTTACCGCAACGGGCGGCTTAAAGAGACTCAAAACGAGCCATTACAGGAGCTGTGGCCGGGATGGTTATAGGTGTGCATGTGCGTGTAACACATTCATTTGTCAGTAGATGGCAGGAAATTAAATTTCACAATTCGTGCTTTAAGGTGTACTGTATGTATATCCAGTTATTTATTGTTTGTGGGGGCTAAATGGATCTTTTGGAGGCGTCGGCACAGCTGGAGCGCATTGAATTATTGGCCAAAATTGCCCATGTTTACGAAAGTAACCAGAGAGAAAAAACAATTGCTTTGGCCTGGATTGGAGAGCTTGCGGGAGAGGTTCGCGAAATGGTTAAAAAGGAAGGTCAACGCCCCCAGAATGGGGGCATTTCAGGCGGCGGGAGCCGCTTTCAGTAGGTCTAATGCCATCTGGCGCTGATCGGGTGAAAGTGCATTCAGTATTTTTTGCACCATCGCATCACCCGTTTTAGCGCTGGGGCTGAGAGTGTGGGAGAACGTCAGATTCATAACAAACGTGTGGCCACACTCAACATCTGAACAGGCACAGTAAATATCGGCAATCTGTCGGTGCTTCCTGTTTGTTTTACGAATAACAGCCTTTGAGCCGCATTCCGGGCATTCGATTTTAAGAACTCGCATATTCCATGCTCCAGCTGTTAAATGATGCCTGGATTTTAGCCTGTTTCGCCTCATGCCGCACCCTTATCCGTTGATTCTGTGTAACTTAAATCAAAGTTAAGGTGTAGCCTTTCCGGTATTTCGGGATCGTTGTTAACGGCCAGCATGAAACGGCGCTGGATGGGGGCTATTTCGCTTTTCTTGTAAATGCGTTCAGCCTTTTCAACATCCCCCAGTCCGGCAGTGTTCTGCGGGACAATACCGGCGAGGCCAGCAGGGAAACGGTGCGCGTTCAGAATGTCCTGGGCGCTGATGTTTTTGATGTTGGCAAATTCATCCTTCGCGGAAATATCCCCCATTTCAATGAATTTGATGGCGTCACCGTCTCCACCAGGAATGTTTACCAGGATGGTGGAGAAGTTACCGATCCCTTTACTGTCACGCAGCTGCTGTTCAATTTCTTCTTCCATTTCGTCCGTCATGCTGGGATCGCGGGTATAAAGAATACCGCCAGTGTGCGCACCGTTGTGGTAATAGCGGCGTCGGAAAATGACCGCTTCACTGTTAAGTAACGCGGAATGCACGCCGCCGATGTAGTCCGGCAGTCCGTAGATATGCTGTTGCGGGTCATACATTTTGATGAAGATAATATCTTCTTCTGGCCATACCTGTGGTTCCCCTTCCTGTAACACCACGTAGTCTCCGGGCTTATCCAGCGCGTTATCTCTGACTTTACGGCGGCGAATATACAGGCCGGGCAAGGGTTCAAGTGCGATCACGTCGCCCCAGCCGTTACGAATTTTGGCAATCGCAATATCCCCAAAGGTTATATAGTCAAACGCTGCCGCTTCCAGCTGGTCGTGAATAAGCCCGCCCCCCTGATAGTCTGAAACAATCATGTTTTTACGGGCGTGAATGATGCCGCCGTGCTGACCGTTAAGATTAATCAGTTGTGCGAGTGCCAGCCGGTCAATCGGCTGGGTGAAGTGATCGGCGGCATTGTCGTACCAGATATCACGGTAATCTGTGCCGGTAGTCAGAACCGGTTCAGGTTTGCCGAATGTGATAATGCTCATCTTTTTTGATTTGTCGCCGCGCTGGTCGCGCTTAACAAAGCGTTTCTTTTTACTCATGCTGCCTCTTTCCTTACACCCCAGCGGGATTTCGGTTTGTTTTCATAGTTAAGGGGTTCGTTATGCAGACCGTGGGTAATCGCCCAGAACGCCTCCGCGTGGCCAGTATCCTGGCTGCGGTCAGCGACAAACGTCATGGCGTTGCCGCTTTGTGTGGTGGTTCGGCGCACAGACATAAAGCTGGCCGCGATCTCTTTCAGGTTTTTATCCCACTCAATACGCTGGCTTTCCACCACGTCCACCGCTTTCAGTACCAGCTTATTTTTGGTGTTCAGGTCGTAACGAATAGGGACGGCCACGCGCATGGCAAAATGCTGAATGTTGTCAAAAACACCCTGGCCAATGCCGGTAACGTCCACCCCCAGATAAGCGAAGTTGTATTTTTTGAACAACTGCTCAATCTGTTTTGCCTGGTACCGGAAGTTCATGCCTTTCCAGTAAATCACCTTCAGAACGCGGAACTTCTCCACGGCGAGCATCGGCGGGGCGATGATGACAAAACAGGACAAGTCACCACTGCGAGCCGGGTCAAAGCCGCCCCAAACAGGCCTGTCACCGAATGGCCGCGCTGCATCAGGGTTGTGATCCTGCCAGGTGTCGATTTCAACACCGCAGGCTTCCAGGTCGGAAAAGCTGAAAACGGAATCTTTGCTGTCAACGAACACGCACATATAGAGCATGTTAAAAGTGGCGTCGTTGTAGCGGTTGCGAAGTTTCTCGATGTTCGCCAGGTTGAAACCGCCCGCAATGGCATCTTCCATCGTAATGACGTAGCGCCATTGCCCATCCGGGCAGAGTCGCCCACCGTCACGCATTTCGTTAAAGGACGGAAATTTAATGGCCGCACGTTTTTTACTGCCCTGTTTCCACTCATCGCCAGTCCAGAACGGGTAAGCCTGGTGCGTTTTTGCTGATGGCGTTGAAAAATAGGTGGTACGCCACTTGTCATGTGTGGCCATTGCGCTGGCCACTTCGTTAAGTTTTGCAAAGTTTGGCACCCAGAAATATTCATCACAGTACAGGTGGCCACTGTAGGACTGGGCGGTGTTTTTGTTGGTGGAGAGAAAACGCAGTTCTGCGCCGTTGCTTAAGCGGATCGGGTTGCCGGTCAGCGTAATACCGAAATACTGCTCTGCAATATTCACGATGTAAGACCGGAATACTTCAGCCTGAGCCTTTGACGCTGACAGAAAGATTTGCGGATCGCCGGTCATCACCGCGTTTTCAAACGCTTCAAACGCAAAATACCAGGTTGCACCGATCTGGCGGCTTTTCAGGATGTTCCTGACAAGCTGGCCAATGTTATTGCGCAGGTGTTTCTGATATTCAAAAAGATGTTCTTCAGCCCATGCGTCAAAGTCCTCCTGTGTCAGCGAGGTAATATCGTTTTTCTTGTACTTCCGTTTGCTGCGCGGTTCGCCGTCATTGTTGTCCCGCGCAGCTGCTTGCCCGGAACTCTGACCGCTGGCCATTTTCTCTTTGTGTTTATTACTCTGCGCACGCAGTTTCGTGGCATGAGCAATGAGCATGTCCATTTCTTTCAGGTCGAGATCGGTTTTGTTATCGCGGCTGGCCAGCAGCTGGTAACGGCGTTCAATTGCTTCCTCTGTGCTTTCAAAACTGAGCAAATCCGCCCAGCTGTATTTCTCCGCCCAGTAGTAAACGATCCGCGCATTCGGCAGATTTAATTCAGATGCGATTTCCTTTGGCGTATAGCGGCGCAGATAAAGTGCGCGAACAACGCCTTTTAATTCTTCAGAGTATTTAGCCATGCGGATAATTATGCCGTGGCTGTGATGAAAAAACGGTGGTGTTAATTCGTGTCCGTTCGGTAAAGCGTTATAACCGAACTGTTCAGAATAAAGCGTAATGCAGTGGCGGTTTTATTTGGCAATAATTGATTTGCAGCGTCAGGGAGTGGAACAGGGGGGATATGTCACATTTAAAAACTGACTGGCTGTGTGTTGCTACTGAAGGGGATACCGTTGACGGCAGGGTAATTAAACGGCAGTGGATCATTGATATGGGAGAAACCTATGACTATAGCCACTATGTCGCTTTAATCTGGCCAGAACATGAGGATGATTGCGGAAATTTTGGTGAAGTGCTGGAAGCCACCTGGAATGATGGTGAAGATGGACTGGCACGGTTATATGTCAGCCTTTGCCCGAATATGCGTCTGATTTTCGCAAATCATGAAGATCAGCTTTTGTTCTTCTCCATTGAGCCGGAAGAAAACTGGCGCGGTAGCGGGCGTACTTACCTGAAAGGGCTGGCGGTAACAGATACACCTGCCAGCGTTGGCACCACACGGCTGCGCTTTAGTAGTCGGCGCAATAAATTAACAAAGCAGGGATATTACAGCTGTGTAATTTCCCGTGACGGAAAAATTAAACAGGAAGCAAGAATGAAGAACTGGCAGAAACTGTTTGGTCTTAAGCCAAAGTTTGAAGATGAAACGCCGCAGGATAATCCTGCCCCGGATGAAGATAAATTACAGGCGCTTGCCAATGTGGTTAACGATCTGGAAGCGCGTGTGGCGAAAATTGAAACTCAACTGAATAACGTTCAGGGTGATGTTGACACAATCGCTGAAGTGGTGGATACGCAGGAATTTGCGGAAATTCGCGATAATGCAAAAGAAATCGTAACCCGTTTTAACGATCTGGGTAATAAAAACACCCGTACACCGGGGCGTACTATTAAAGATAAAGCTGGAAAATTTAATTTCCTGTAATTCGCTTTATTGCTGATTAGCCCAGAACATATTTTTAAATCGCTTAATTGCGAGGGAGTTTTATGCACCTTAATAATCGTGCGCGGGATTTACTGGATAAATATTCGGCGGGGATGGCGCAACAGTTTGGTGCGCGTGATACCAGTCGATATTTTTCCCTGAATGACCCGCAGGAAAATGCGCTGCGTCTTGCGCTGCTGGAGTCCGTCGAGTTCCTGAACATGATCACCTGTCTGGATGTTGACCAACTGAGTGGCCAGGTGATCTCTGTCGGTTCTTCCGTGCTGCATACCGGCCGCAGCGAAAATGGCCGTTTTATTCGTCAGGTAGGCGTTGACGGTAATGACTATTCCCTGGTTGAAACAGACAGCTGCGCCGCACTGCGCTGGGATCTGCTTTCTGTCTGGGCAAACGCCGGTAAGGACGAAAACGAGTTTTACAATCTGGTACAGGCATTCACCACGCAGGCTTTTGCGCTGGACATGTTGCGCATTGGTTTCAATGGTAAGAGCCGGGCGAAAACCACTGATCCGGTAGCAAACCCGAACGGTGAAGATGTGAACATCGGCTGGCATGAGCGTATGAAAACGCTGCTGGGCGGCAATCAGATTATGACGGATGCCGTGGTGCTTGATGAAGCCGGGGATTACAAGTCACTGGATGCAATGGCGTCCGATCTGATTAACGCCAAAATTCCGGCGCAGTTCCGCAATGACCCGCGTCTGGTTGTCCTGGTCGGTGCCGATCTGGTCGCTGCTGAACAGTACCGACTGTATCAGGCGGCAGACCGTCCGACTGAAAAAATCGCGGCGCAGATGCTGGGAAGTACCATTGCTGGCCGTCAGGCCATTATCCCGCCGTTTATGCCGGGTAAACGCATGGTGGTTACGCCGCTTTCTAACCTGCACATCTACACCCAGCGCAATACCCGTATGCGTAAGGCGGAGTTTGTTGAAGATCGTAAGCAGTTCGAAAACAAATACCTGCGCAATGAAGGTTACGCGGTGGAAGTGCCGGAGCTGTATGCGGCCATTGATGAATCCGCTGTGACAATCGGCAAAGTCTCCGAACCGGTGGAGGGCTGATAAATGGCTCTTTCCCCCGCGCAGCGTCACAGCCAGCGTATTGCAATGGAACAAAAGCTGAAGCGCAGCCAGGCACTGGAAACCACGGAAAGTATGCACCTGCTGATCAGGGCGCTGGAAACGGATGTAGAACATGTTCGAAGTCTGCCTACCATCGCCGATCGCGTCGAGTATAAACGCGATGTGCTGTTGCCGCGCTGGGTTCCCACTGTGGAAGCCTATCTGGAGAGTGGCCAGGTGTATGCAAATCCGGTTTTTGCCTGGTGTGTTATCTGGCTGTTTGACGTGGGCGATCTGGATAAGGCGCTGGACTGGGCTGACATTGCTATCAGCCAGCAGCAGGCAACCCCGGATCGGTTACGCAGCAATTTTCCCACTTTCGTGGCGGATACGATGCTGGCATGGGCGGAGGAGTCTGCCGGGCGCGGTGAAAGTATAGAGCCGTATTTCTCGCGTACCTTTGACCGCGTGGCAAACACCTGGCGGCTGCATGAGCAGATCACCGCTAAATGGTTCAAATTCGCCGGGCTGGAGCTGCTGCGCGGGGAAGATGGGCGAAAAACGGCTGCTGGGGTGGATGATGTGGAAACGCTGGAAAAAGCCGATCAACTGCTGGCTATTGCCGAAAAGCATTATTTAAAAATTAGCGTGAAAACCGCCCGGCAGACCATTGCCGCACGTCTGCGCAAATTGACGCAGGGTTAACGACTACCGCAAGCCAGGCGGACGCGGTGGAGGGCAGAACGCTTTGTGTGTAACTGCGCCGTGGAAACCGGCCAGTCCGCCTTTTTCGGGGGATTTATGTTTAGCGGAAAGCCGCTGGATTACCAGGATGAACCGCTGACCAATAACGGATTCTGGCCAGACCTGAATCTGAAGGATTTTCAGGCGCAGCGGTCACTACCGCCAGATATTGACGCTGACACCATCAGCCAGGCGCTACTTGCGGCAGTGGCGGAGGTGAATGCAGAACTGGAAAACGTGGAAGCCAGCTGGAAAGCGAAAGGCCACACGCTGGCGACAGAAGTACCAGGCGTAAAAATAGGCGGACTGAACAGCCTGTGCGCCCAGTATATGAAGGCCGTTTTTGCCAGGGCAAAAGCGGATCTGCTGGGGGAGTTTGCCACGATCGGGCGGCGTGATACCCATCCAGGGCAGGAAAGCATGGAAACCCGTGCGGGGTTACTGGCTGAAGCATCGGTGGTGATCCGCCGTATGAAAGGGCTGAAACGGGCAACGGTGAAAAAAGTATGAGCCAGACACAGATCCAGAGCCTGACCGCATTTTTTAAAGAGAACGTCCCGCCTCGCGCGATGAAGTCATTTGACAGTGTGCTGGATGAGATGAAGTTCATTCCTGCGGCGAAGGATTACGGGCTGGGACAATATCGCCAGGCGGTTATCCGATATGACGCGGTTCTGAGCTGGGAGCGTTTCCCGTATCGCCTGTGTCCGCCGCAGCTGCTTATGTCCTTACTGGCGGCGTGGCTGGATGATGCTGACAGGGAACTACTGGATGAAGTGGGGCTGAGTGAAGCCGAACCGGACTGGGATGTGTCGGTGGAGGATGAGGAAGTGGCCACTGTGGTGCTGACTGTTCCGATGGTGGAAGAACTGGTGATCAGGCAGGACGAAAACGGGGCTATTCCGTGGCGGGGTGAGCGCTGGTCACTGGTTGAGCCTGAAATCTGGACGGCACTGACCGCCAGTATTTACAGCGTGGATGAGGCCGGTGCGCCGGTGGGGGATAGCGAATGATTGCCGGTGGCGAGCTGAATAAAAAACAGCTGGCCGAATTGCGCAAGGCACTGGCCAGCATGGAGCTGCCGCCGAGAAAACGGCAGCGTCTGATCTGGCGTCTGGCCAAATATGGCGTGATTGCTGCGGCAAAACGGCATGTGCGCAATCAGGAATCCCCGGATGGCCAGAAGTGGCCGGGACGTAAGACAAAACGCAAAGGGAAGATGCTGCGCAACCTGCCAAAGCTGCTGCATATCCGTGAAATGCCAGAAATTCAGGCTGTGCGGATCTATTTGCAGGGCGGCGGATACCGGAACGGGGAAATGCCGGTACCAGCCGGAACGGTGGGTTACGCGCAACAAAACGGAATGCGCGTGAAAGTCAGCCGCAGTAATCAGCCACGGAAGGCGGAGGCCGGGAAAATGGCGACACCTGCCCAGGCCAAAAAATTACGGGCGCTGGGGTACCGGGTGAAAACCGGTAAGCGATGGAAAAAGCCCACACTGGGCGAGATCACCAAAACGATGCCGTACAGCCAGGTGGGGTTTCTGATTCGAAAACTCAGTGGTAAAGCCGTGAAAACCAGCTGGACAGTGGATCTTCCTGCCCGTGTGTTTCTGGGCATGAATGATGATGAATTTGACAAGGCGCTGGCGCGTCAGCTTCAGGCCATCGGCTTTGGCTGGGACGTTAAAGCGCAGGATATTAAGGGGAAAGCATGACCTGGCCAATTGTGACCGTAAACCAGGTAAATCAGCTGTTGGGTGAAACCAATGAAGTGGAACGCACACTGCTGTTTATCGGTTCGGGTACCAAAAATGTGGGGAAAACGCTGGCGGTGAATGCCCAGAGTGATTTTGATTCGCTGCTGGGCGAGGAAGCCAGTCCGCTGAAAAATGATGTTCTGGCTGCTCTGGCGAACGCTGGCCAGAACTGGTGGGGATTCATTCACGTCCTGCCAGCTGACGCGGAGGCAGATGCCTGGGTGAAAGCGGTTCTGGCCGCGCAGGTGGTGTGCTCTGTGGAAGGCGTGGTGTTGTCTGACGATGTGACCGCTAAAGCGCAGGTAAATCAGGCCGTGACGTTACGATCCACCCTGATTTCAAAGTATGGCCGCTGGGTGTGGTTCATTCTGGCCGCACAGGGAATGCAGGACGAAGAAGCCCAGGCGGATTATCTGGTACGCATGGCCACCCTTCAGGATGGCATTGCAGAAAAGGCGGTGCAGCTGGTTCCCCGTCTGTGGGGAAATGAACCGGGTGTGCTGGCTGGTCGCCTGTGTAGCCGTGCGGTAACCATTGCTGACAGTCCGGCGCGGGTTAAAACTGGTGCTCTGATGAATCTTGGCAGTGATGAAATGCCGGTTGATGGTACCGGAGAGGTGCTGGAACTGGCCACACTTCAGGCGCTTGAAGCACAGCGTTTCAGTGTGCCGATGTGGTACCCGGATTATGACGGTTTTTACTGGGCAGATGGCCGCACGCTGGATGTTGAGGGCGGCGATTACCAGTCGATTGAAACCCTGCGCGTTGCGGATAAAGCTGCCCGCCGTGTTCGTCTGCTGGCTATCAGTAAAATCGCAGATCGCTCGCTGAACAGCACGCCGGGAAGTATCGCCGCACATCAGACACTGTTCGCCCGTCCACTGCGTGAAATGTCCACTGCGGCCAGCATTAACGGTGTGTCATTTCCGGGAGAGGTGAAGCCGCCGCAGGATGGTGATGTGACCATTGTCTGGAAGAACAAAAAGGCGGTGGATATTTACATTGTGGTGCGCACCTGGGAAGTGCCGCTGCAAATCACCATCAGTCTGTTACTGGATGCCAGTCTGGAGGCCACAGCATGACCAAACGTATTTCGGGTATGTCGTTTGACACCTATATGGACGGCGATCTGATCCATATCGAGAAAATCACGCTCGATATTACGGATAACAGCGCTGCCGCCCAGACGCGTGGCGTCCCTGACGGGTATGTGGACGGCGATGTTGCCGCCGAAGGGGAAATTGAAGTCAGTTCAAAAACACTTCAGGTGCTGACAGCCAAAGCCCGCGCAGCGGGTTCATGGCGCGGACTTCCACCACTTGATTTTCTTTTTTATGCCAAAGCCAGTAGCGAAGAAATGAAGGTGGAGACGTTCGGCAATAAATTGCAGGTCAGCAACCTGCTGGATATTGATCCGAAAGGGGGCGGCGTGACCACGCACAAAATCAAATATTTCGTGACCAGTCCGAAATTCGTCAACATCAACGGTGTGCCGTATCTGGAAGCGGAAGCCACAGAAAACCTGATCGGATAAGGGGCAGGGATGCAGGAGCATGAAAAGAGCCTTTATTCACTGCTGATCATTGGCGCACTGATTGCCATCGGCAATGTGCTGACCAGTAATGACCCCATCACGCCGCGCCTGTTTGCCGGTCGCGTGATCCTGGGCAGTCTGGTTTCAGTGGTGGCAGGGGCGGTGCTGATTCAGATCCCGGATGCCAGCCCGCTGGCCATTCAGGGGCTGGGGGCGGCGCTGGGGATTGCCGGTTATCAGGCGGTGGAAGTGTGGCTGCGCAGACGCGCAGCGGGAAAGCAGAACGGGAGCAAGACAAATGGCCCTGATTGAAAAACAACAATTGTTCACTGTTATGGTTGCCAATCTGATTCACTGGGCAGATGAGCGTGGCTACCGGCTGACATTTGGTGAGGCTAACCGAACACCGGAACAGGCTGCGCTGAATGCGAAAAAAGGCAGTGGAATTTCTAACAGTCTGCACACTCAGCGGCTGGCGGTGGATTTTAATCTCTTTGTGAACGGTCAGTACAAAACCCGCACAGAAGATTATCTGCCACTGGGGGAATACTGGGAATCACTGGGTGGCAGTTGGGGTGGGCGCTTCAAATCCAGGCCGGATGGCAATCATTTCAGTCTGGAACATAACGGGGTGCGCTGATGAGCAGCGGGCAGTGGTTGGTTGTGGTGGCGCTGGCGTTTGTCTGGGGCTGGCTGACCGCTGACTGGCGGCGTGACAGCTTAGAGCTGGCAATCAATACAGCGGCGCAGGTGGCCGGTAATGAATCGCGAAAAGTCATGCAGGGCATTGCCAGTGATTCGGCCAGAGAGCTGGAAGATAAACTGGAGGCGTTAAAAAATGTGGCACCGCGTGAGATACGCACGGAAATACTTAAGCCCGTTTTTACTAATCGTTGCCTGTCTGATGAGTTTGCCAGCATGTACAACAGCGCCGCAGCCGGTACCGAACGTGCGTTATCAGGAAAACCTGAAAACTAAATGTGCCACGCAGCTGCCGCGCCTGAATGGTGCCACGGGTAAAGACGCAGCAGAATTACTGACGATTTATCTTGAAATTTATGGCCAGTGTGCTGCGCGTCATAATCAGTTAGTGGACGAAATTAATTTAAGAGAGAGTATGAGTGATGGAACAAATTAAACTGTGTGTTTGTGGTGTTGATATTGTTTTTGAGCCAAATCAGACCGCCTACAACAAATTTATTAATGAAATGGCGATGGATAATAAAGTTGCCCCGGCACATAACTATCTGACGCGAATTGTGGCAACGGAAAGTAAAGAAGCACTGGCAGAAGTATTAAAGCGTCCGGGTGCTGCACTTCAACTGGTTGGCAAAGTAAATGATATTTATGCGCCAGAACTGGAAATTGAAGTAAAAAACTGACAAAACGAGTCCATGAAATCGAAAGGAATGGACTCGAACAATATTTAATTCTACGCCGTCATTATTTACCGCATGGTCAGGACTCTGTTGACGATATTGCAGCCGCTATATGGCTGGATAATCGGCACTGGGAATATACGGGGATCGCCGTGGCCAATGGTGTGGCAAAAGCATTTAAAGGCACTGAATGAAACAATTAGATTTTACATTAAGCCTGATTGATAAATTATCCCGCCCGTTAAAACAGGCGCAGGGTAACGTCACTGGCTTTGCGGAAAAATCAAAAGCAGCCTTTATGCAGATCGGTGGTGGTGTTCTGGCGCTGGCTGGTACCGGGATGGCGATCAAGGGCGCGTTATCACCGGCAATTGAAATGTATGACGCGCTGAATGATGCCGCCGCAAAAGGGATTGATGATTCTGCGCTTAAGTCGGTTCAGCGTGATGCCCTGCGATTCAGTACAACTTATGGTGCCAGCGCGGTGGAGTTCGTTAAATCCACGGAAAATATTAACACTTCCATTGCCGGACTGACGGGTAATGAACTGCCGAAGGTGACGAAAGTCGCCAATACCTTGGCTTTTGCGCTCAAGTCCACAGCGGCGGATACAGCGGAATTTATGGGGCAGATGTTCGGTAACTTTTCCGCCGATGCCGCCAGACTGGGCAAGGTTGAATTTGCCGAGCAGCTGGCGGGCAAGATGGTTTATATGCGCAAAACCTTTGGCACAGAAATGGCCATTATCAAGGATTTGATGGAAGGTGCGCGCGGCGTCGGGACTAACTACGGCGTGGGACTGGATGAACAGCTGGCCGTGCTGGGGCAACTTCAGCGGACGCTGGGAACGGAAGCCAGCAGCGCCTATGAAGGGTTTATGACCGGTGCGATTGATGGCGCTAAAAAGCTGGGGCTGTCCTTTACTGACTCCACCGGCAAAATGCTGTCCATGCCTGAAATGCTGATCAAGTTGCAGGGCAAATATGGCAAAAGCCTTGAAGGGAACCTGAAAGCCCAGGCGGAACTGGATGCAGCCTTTGGTGACAGTTCGGCAGTGGTTAAACAGCTTTACGGCAATGTCGCATTACTTCAGCGGAACATCACCGAACTGGGCGGTGCGGACGGTCTGAAGCGTACCCAGGAAATGGCACAAAAAATGGTTAAGCCGTGGGATCGCTTTGTGCAAATCCTGAAAGCCATTCAGACCGTGATCGGGCTGACGCTGATCCCGGTGCTGTATCCGGTTCTGAATCGCCTGGCTGATATGGGGCAGACCTTTGCCCGCTGGATGCAGTTATTTCCTAACATTGCCCGTGTGATTGGTTATGTGTCGATGGCACTACTTAGCTTTGCCGCCGTGGGTGCGGTGGCCAATATCGTGATGGGGGTATCCAGATTCATCATGATGGGATTGCGCGGGATCTGGGTGGCGTTAACGGCGGTTACGAAAATCTACACGGCCACTGTCTGGCTGGCGCAAATGGCGGTAATCGCCTGGAATACCACGCTGAAGTTTTTGCGCGGTGCGTTACTGGCGGTACGCATGGCCGCAATAATGGCCGGAATTGGTATCAACCTGATGAGCTGGCCGATCCTGCTTGTGATAGGTGCCATTGCGCTGCTGGTTGCCGGTTGTTATCTGCTGGTTAAGCACTGGGACACAATAAAAGCAGCGGTGATGAATACTGAAGCCTTCCAGACATGTGCCGCCGTGGTGAAGTGGCTGGCGGGGATCTTTACTTCAGCCTGGCAATACATCAGTGAAGGATGGAACAGCTTTATTTCTTTGCTGACAGGATTTTCACCATCTGAAGCATTAAAGGGAATGGCCACCGGCATTATGTCGCTGTTTGATAATGTCTGGAAGTCCATCAAAGGGGGATTTCTTAAGTCGTGGAACTGGATTGTTCAAAAACTGAATAAAATTCCCGGCGTGGATATTTCACTGGCCAGTGAAACCACGCAGCCATTAACCGGAAATACACTGTCAACGGGTGGTGATTTAAAAGGTGTGGATAAAGGTGGTATCAGCAAAACAATCAGCAGCAACAGTAAATCCGTAACCGATAACAGCCGGAAAATTGGTGAAGTGCATTTCCATACCAAAGAAGCACTTTCTCCATCCCAGCTTATGGAATGGCAGGAGCTTGGCGCATGAGTGATGTTCTTTATATCGATTTGCTGATTCAGGGCGGTGACTTTGTTCTGAATACCGGTAATGAACCTGAATTATGTAATAACCGAAAAAGTATCGGGCAGGACATTACTCATTCCATTATTGAAAGTGGGTTAGCGACGGAATTAATTGCCGAACGTAGCCCGACAATGAGAACGGATATTTTCACCCGCATGGAATTACTGATTGAAGATGATGAACGCATTGTGCCGGGTACGGTGGAAATCAGTGAAGAAAGTCAGAAGCGGCTGTGGGTAACCGCGAGTACATACGATTTTGGCGGGATCTCTGCGCAGGTGGATTTATGACGGAAAAACCGCAGGTTGATTTTGAAGAAGTGGTGAAGGACAGCGGTATGCCGGTAACGGAAGCCGAAGTGCGGGAACGCTTCAATGCGATTGCAGCGGATGAGGGGATTATCACCAATACATCCCGAATGTCACCGTTCTGGCGATTAATCACCGCCATTGTGACCGCCCCGGTGATGTGGCTTAAAGACGTTCTGGTGTTAACCGTGCTGGCCAATATGTTTGTGGCCACAGCCAGCGGGAGCATGTTGCGTTTGCTGGCCTGGGCGGTGAACGTCACGGCAAAACCAGCGAGCGCTGCACAGGGGGTGATCCGTTTCTTCAAAGAAGATGCAAAGGCCGTTGTGACGGTCAAAGCCGGGACACTTATCCAGACAGAACGCATTAACGGGCGAGTGTATGAGCTGGCCACTACTGAGGATGTGGTGATCGCTTCTGGTGCGGCCAGCGCATTACTACCGGTGAAAGCCACCGGCACCGGGGGCGCGTATAACCTTGCGCCCGGATATTACCGCATTCTGCCGGTGGCGGTCAGTGGTATCAGCCATGTGGCCAGTGAAGAAAACTGGCTGACCGTGCCGGGGGCTGACGAGGAAAGTGATGATGAACTGCGCGAGCGTTGCCGCAATCAGTTCAATCTGGTGGGGAATTACCACACTGATGCGGTTTATCGCTCAATGATCGCCAGTGTTGCCGGGTTGAGCATCGATCGGATTTTCTTTGAGCATGAAGCACCGAGGGGGCCAGGAACAGCCAACGCCTTTTTATTACTGGACAGTGGGGTGGCATCAGCGCCTTTCGTGGATGCGGTGAATGACTATATCAACACGCAGGGACACCACGGGCATGGTGATGATATGCAGTGCTATCCCATGCCGGAAACGCTTCACGATCTGGCCGTCACGGTTTATGTCAAAAATCTGAACAACTTCAGTGACGAAGAAGTGAAAACGCTGAAGGGCGGCATTGAGAACATGATCCGCTGTGCCTTTCGTGAAAATGCTGATTATGACGTCAGAAAGACGTGGCCATATTCACGGTTTTCATTTTCGCAACTGGGGCGGGAAATTCATAAAACCTTTGCGCAGACGGAATCACTGACATTTTCGCTGGGAGATATTACCAGCGAACTGAGCGTGCCGCGTCTGAAATCACTGACGGTGAATATTGAGAATGAATGAGTTCATGAAAAAGCTGGCCGGGATGGTCTTGCCTTCCTGGATGAATAAAGGCGAACCGGGGAAATTGCTGAACACGGCGCGGCGGTTCTGGGCTGAGGTTTACGGCTGGGTTACCTGGCCAATGAATCAGTTTGATCCGCTGACGTGTACACCGGCATTACTGAACCTGCTGGCTTATGACCGGGATATCACCCGCTTTGATGGTGAACCGTTGACCCTGTTCCGCAAACGCGTGGCTTTTGCCTTTGTGAATGCGCGGGATGCCGGCTCAGTAGAGGGGTTTATCAATATCTTTGAACGGCTGGGGATTGGTTATGTGGAGCTGTTAGAACGGCAACCGGATATCGACTGGGATGTAATTCTGGTTCGGGTTACAGACAGCCAGATTGCAGACAACACGCAGCTGCTGATCCAGATAATTCGCCAGTACGGGCGAACATGCCGCCGTTATCAGTTTGAGGTGATCACGTCTGAAAGCCTGGTTATCAGGGCTGGGTGGGATCAGGGGGAATATGTGGTTTATCCGGCGACGTTAGCAGGGACGGAAGCCCGCAGCGCAATATTCAGCGCGAGTTTGTAAGGAGGTACTTATGTCACAGACGGCCATCACACTGGCGTTTGAAAACTGGAAAGCGCAGCAAGGGGCAACGGGTGAACCGGTACTACTGGATGAATTTGTTTTTGCCAGTGTGCCGGATTTAAACCCGGATACACCTGTTGACCGCGATGAAGCGTTGCCCCCGACAGCACAGATTGTTCACCGGCAATCTGTTACCCGCACCGGTGTGGTGAATGAAAACGGGGTGGTTTATTCCGTAGTGCTGGGCGCAGATGTGGGTGATTTCAGTTTTAACTGGATCGGTCTGCTCAATAAGGCCAGCGGTACGCTGGCAATGATTGTCCATGCACCATCACAGCAGAAACTGAAAACAAAAGAAGGGCAACAGGGGAACGTGCTGACCCGCTCGTTTCTGATGGAGTACAACGGCGCACAAACGGAAACCGGGATTAATACACCCGCTGAAACCTGGCAGATTGATTTTACTGCGCGTATGGCCGGAATGGATGAGCGCCAGCGCCTGGAAAATATGGATATTTATGGCGCGGCGGCGTTTTTTGGTAACGGGTATCTGGTAGCCAAAACCGGAAATCAGTTTTTTGTCACGAAAGGCACGGGGTATGTGGCTGGACTTCGTGCGTCACTGGCTGCGAATCAGAATATTACGGTGACGGCAAAGCCGGTAAAAGTCTGGCTGGATGTGTGCTGGACAGGGATGCTGACCAGTGTCTGGAATGTGCAGAGCAAAATCACGGTGGCAGCAAATCTTGCTGATTATGTTCAGAACGGGGTTCAGCATTATGTGTTTGCTGTGGCCAGCATTGATGTGGATGGCAACATCACGGATTTACGGCCAAAAGGTAGCCTGGGAGAACAGCAGGCCAGCAGCGATTTTTTGCGTAAGGATGCAAACCTTGCTGATGTTAACGACAAGGTAAAAGCAAGAAAAAGCCTGGATCTGGGTGAACTGGCCGTTTTAAGTCGTAGTGATGTTCTGCCGGTTGGTGTGCCGCTTCCGTGGTCAACGGATATCCCACCGGCAGGGTGGGCAATTATGCAGGGACAATCTTTTGATAAGGCTGCATATCCTTTACTGGCAATCGCGTATCCATCGGGCGTAATTCCTGATGCGCGCGGGCAGACTATCAAAGGGAAACCAGACGGTCGCGCAGTTCTCTCCTATGAAGATGATGGCAATAAATCCCATGCCCACACCGCCAGTGCATCCAGTACGGATTTGGGGACAAAACCAACATCATCCTTTGATTACGGCACTAAAACGGCGACTACGTTTGACTATGGCACGAAAACGACAAATACGACAGGGGCGCACGCACACGGTTTTACCACGCGAGGCACTGATGGTACAGGAATAGCCAGATCAGCAGGCGGAAGTGGTACTGCATATACCGTAAATACCAGTTCAGCAGGAAACCACGCACATACAGTAGGCATTGGCGCACACAATCACACTGTAGGTATTGGCGTTCACTCTCATACCGTAGCAATTGGCGTACACAGTCACACCATTACCGTCGCCGCGTCGGGCAACGCAGAAACGACCGTTAAGAATATTGCATTTAACTACATAGTGAGACTCGCATAATGACTTTTAAAATGAGTGAAACCGATCAAACAGTTACTGTTTATAACCTGCGTTCCGATACGAATGAATTTATTGGTTCCGGTGACGCTTTTATACCTGCGCATACCGGACTGCCAGCTAACTGCACCACAATAAAGCCACCGGTGATCAAAGCGGAGTTTGTGGCAATTTTTGATTCAGAGAAGCAAAGATGGATTTCCCGTGAGGATCATCGTGGTGAGGTGGTGTTTGATACAGAAAACGGTCATGAGCTGGAGATAACCGAGCCAGGCGCTTACCCGGAAGGGACAACCACGTCAGCACCGGCTAATGCCTGGCAAAAATGGAATGGTAAGGCGTGGGTGGATGATGCGGAGGCCATGCGAATTGCATTAGTCAGCGAGGCAGACGCCGAAAAGAAAAGACTGCTTAAACAGGCCAATGACGCCATTGCCACATTGCAGGATGCCGTTGATTTAGACATGGCGACCGAAGAAGAAGCACTGCTGCTTACCGCATGGAAAAAATACCGCGTTTTACTGAATCGTATTCAACCGGAAGATGCGCCGGAAATTGTGTGGCCGGAGGTGCCTGGAAATGTGGCGTGAAGCACGTCTGGCCTTCACGGATTCTGTTGCTGCGCTGAACTGTTCGATCGTCCCTGCACATCCGTGGATTTATGGGCTGGGACAGCAGACTGCGAATGGGGCATATCTCAGCCCGGTTAATGCCGTTCGCTATCTTGCTGAACGCCTGGCCGGAACTGGGGGGAATGCGGACGTGGTGATTATGATGGTCACCGGACAGACGCAGGAAAACTTTATGGCCAGCCTGAATAACCTGGTCGGGATTTTCCCCGCCCCGGCATTCACGCAGGTAAAACGGCTGGCGCAATCCGCCGCAGCGCTGGCTATTGACAAGATGCAGATCCCTGCCAAAACCGCCGCAGCGTTACCTGCGTCCATTCAACTGTCTGTACCAACCAGCAGGGCAGCTTTAACTGCTGCGGCAATCAGCCAGGCACAAAAGGCGGCGGGTGCCGGGTTTGATATCGAAGGGCTGAAAAAACAGCTGGGCGAGTTCACGCAGCTGCGTGACCAGCTTATCAGTGATGTGGCCAGCGGCCTGAATGATTTACAGGGAAAAAGTGCCAGAGCGTGGGTTTTTACTGCCAGCGGAGACGCCGGCACCACGTTACTGGAACTGATGAAGGACATTCCGCAGCAGTCTGCCGTTTACACCGCTGCCATGATGCTGGTTGGCGATAATCTTGATGGAATAAAGGGAATGATTCATGACTTCGATCCCGACACTGGCGCTTAATGGCGAGGCCATCCAGCTGAAAAACATGCGGGTGACTGTTTCACAGCAGTTTCAGGATAAAGATCAGTCCGGCCAGACCAGTGCCACAACAAAATCAGAGCAGGGAGCAAAGGGAAAGGAACTGCGGATCAGCGGTGAAATACCTTTTAAACAGTCTGAAATACTGAAGCGTATTTTTGAGCTGGCCAGTGCTACAGATGCCAGTGGTAATCGTCAGAAGTACCGCGTGGCGCATGAAGTTGCCCGTGCTGTTAATTTTCGTGAAGCAACGTTCAGCGGAATGCTGGATGCACCCCAGCAGGACGGGAAAATGTCCTGGCTGGTGACATTCACACTGGCGGAACATATCAGCGTGCAGGAAAAGCGAGAGGCCAGGGCAACAGGTAAGACGACCGCAAAAAAACAGACTGCCGGTAGTGCGGGACAGTCCGGTGGCCAGTCTGCCGGAGAGGATGAAGAAAAACTGACGTGGTTTGAACGCAAGGTGCTGAAGCCCGTCAATGATGCTTTGGGTTAATGATGAAACCAGTAAAACGCCTTTACCTTTCAACGGATGAAGTTCACCTGGTGGATGCCAGCCTGGTTCTGGAGCTGAACAGCTGCGGCCGGGGCTTCATCACCGCAGAGACAACAACCGATTACACCGGAAAACTGGTGCGGCTGGATGTGGGGTATACCGATCTGCTTTTGCGCTGGTTTACGGGGTATGTGGAGCGATCGCAGCCCGCTGAAAACGGTTTTCAGCGTCTGTTCATTCGTGAGCTGGTAGGTGTGTTTGAAAGGATGTGGCCATGTTCGTTTCAACATCCAACTTTACGCGAGGTTGCCAGCTGGATGGAAGAAAACAGCGGGATCACGGTCAGTGTGCCTGATGCACAGTACAGCGATACCCCTATCCCACATTTTACCCATAACGGTACCGGCTATCAGTTGCTGAACAATCTGGGCAGGGCGTTCAGTATCCAGGATTACATCTGGTACCAGTTGCCTGATGGTTCGCTTTACGTCGGAGGCGCAGAAAAATCATTGTTTGCCGGTCGTCCCATAGAAATCCCGTCAGAGTTCAGCCAGGGGGCTGCTGGCGGTAACTCTGTGACATTACCAGTGATCCAGACTATGCGGCCAGGGGTGGAGATGAACGGTGAACGCGTGACTAAAGTTCACCTGACTAATGACACGATGGCGATCACATGGACGCCGAGAAACCGCGCAACGGGTAAACCTTTGCAGAAAACACCGGCGCAACGGCAGATTGAAAGCCATTACCCGGAACTGGCATCCGGGCTTCATTTGCCAAAGATGGCCAGAGTCGTGGCGCATTCAGAGCCGGTAAAAAGCGGTAACTTTGCCGATCCCTTCCGGCCACGTTACGCCGTGGACGTGCAGCTGCTTGACGCAGACGGAAACCCGGACAATCAGACGCCTGTTTATTCAGCGGTGCCGTTGCCAGTACCGATGGCCGGGAATGATTCGGGTATGTTTCAGTTTCCGCCAGAAGGGACGCTGGTTGAGGTTGCATTCACGGGGGGCAGACCGGATAAACCCTTTATCAGGCAGACGCTGCCGGATGGTACCAGCCTGCCGGACGTTAAACCCGGTGAGCAATTGCAGCAGCAGCGGGAAGAAGTTTCCCAGCGGGTGACTCAGGCAGGGGACTGGGTAAGACAGACCGATCAGACCATCAGCGAAACATCAATGGCGCGAACCGTGAAAGCTGATACGGAACAGCGCGAACTGGTAAGCCGTGAAACCACGGTGAAAGCCACGGATAAAACTACGGTACTGGGAACCGCCACATTGCTGGCCGGAGCCATCCAGCAGGTAAGCGCCGGTGATTATAGCCAGGCGGTGAAAGGTAACAGGCTGGCCAGTATTGAAGGAAACGAAGAAACGGACATAGCAGGACAACAGTCCACTAAAGTGGGCGGTGCTGTAGCCGTGGAGGTTGGCGAAAGCCTGACAGAGAAGATTGCCGCACTGCGTAAATCAGTGGCCGCTGGCGGTCAGCAGGTCATGGGGGCAACTGTCCATATTGGCAGCGAGAGTATCAACGCCCTGACCATGATGCTGGACACCATTGATTTACTGGCAGAGCTGGCGCAGCAATGCGCGAACCATTCGCACCCCACCGTTGGGATTCCAACCAATGCCGACGCGTTCACACAGACGGCGACGAAAGCCGGGCAGACCCGGAGCAAGTACCAGAATATAATTGCCTGACCACCCCATCAGCCCACTCATGATGCGGGCTTTGTCGTTTCCTCAGTTCCTTGTTAGGATTGTTGCGATAGGATTATTGCTGACTCAAAGGATAGGAAAAGGGATATGAAGAATTTGATTATTTTAGCTGTAGGTGCAGCAGTTTCATTCAATGTGTTAGCCGCTGAAGTTTTCACTGTGCCAACAGATACGAAGGCTAGCTATACGGTCTTAGAGAAGACTCGTACCGGTGATATGGCTACGATAACAACCAAGAGAGAGGGACCATCTGGAGTGTCATATTCTAAGCGCTTATACGACTGTACGGCCTCGACGGTCAAGTATCTTGGAAGCGGTGACACTATCGAGCAAATGAATGGATCAGCACCAGATCCAAGTATGGCACCTATAATTGATCGTTCAATTGCATACTATGTTGGTCGGAAAGCCTGCCGATAACCATAGCCTCAAATTGGTTGATATAAAAAGAGTATCCCGCTAACCCGCATAATGCGGGTTTTTTTGTTCCTGTTAACAGACGACACAAAATGCACACTGTACGCATTGCAATGCTCAGACACCAACCGAGACACTTCAATAAGATCAAATGCACAGCGAAGCACTGACGGCACTACATGCTGACAAAAGAAATGCTTCACAGACAAAAACGGCGCTACACCGCACCCGCCTGCGGTTTCTGGAACTGGAAAATTTTTCAGTTTTATTTTTCTACAAACCTGAGCGCCAGACCGCACCATTACTGGTGGCTTTACGGAGAACAGAAACTGAAATGATTGAAAAGAATTTCAGCAGATTTCAGCAATTTATTTTTGTAAATCGGAAGTGCATGATCATAACAAATTGAAACTAAAAGATTTATTCGCTTTTGTGTGTCATGCAAAACCCACTCATAGTTGAGATGTATTTTGTAAATGTCTTTTTAATCAATGTATTAATTGATTATCAGAATGAAAAAATCGTAATGACTGGGGTAATGCATTTACTGTGATTATATACAGTATGTGCTATAATAAATTTGACGAATGGAAATTACCCATTCTTCATATGGTTATGTTGCTCTTGCTTCTTTGTGACAGTATCTTGTTTACTCTCCAGATAGGATATTTGGGAAGTAGGATGCTAAATAGCTCATTTGGATGGTTTTTTATTCTGTTTTTGTTTGTTTGATGGAGTTAATGACTTAAAATGGCGTTTTTTAAGTGCTCTGCAACTAAAAATTGAGTTTTTGAAGATTAAAAGTTGGGAATGGCTGTTTTTTGTACAATTTGTAACCTAGGCTATGTATTTTAGTACGGGTATTTGTAGTAAATTTAACGTAACAGAATTATGTAATGCTTCCAGAACTAACATGTGTTACGAAGCATTTTTATCTACAGTCGAGTCACAAAAAGGAGACTACCATGGATATGAGGACAGCCCAGGCTGTACTTGGTTCCTATTGGGATGGTCTGCTGCCCGTTAAGCCCGACGCAATTGCTCACCGCCTTGGCATTGAGGTACATCCTCTGAGTCAGAGCAGTGAAATGAGCGGGTTAGCTGAGATCAGACCCGATGGGCGTAAAATAATCGCTTATAATCCGAACGAGCGTCAGTATCGCACTCGTTTTACGATTGCTCATGAGTTAGCACATCATCTCTTAGGGCATACCGCACAGTATGATCGTTGCTTCCGTGATTACAGTGATGCTTCCCACCAATATGAAAATCGGTGGATGGAAACTGAAGCTAACCGGTTTGCAGCGGAACTGCTGATGCCTGGAGAGGCTCTCAAGGTCTTAATTGAACGACGCGGTATAACAGAAATTGGAGAACTGGCTCATATTTTTGATGTTTCCGAGAGCGCGATGTACTGGAGACTCAATAATTTAGGTTATCCGGTCTGACCTTGTTTTCTTTTTCAATCGGATTAATACTAAAAGCCACTTAATAACTAGTGGCTTTTTTTTATGGACAATCAACCTCATAACCCTCAAGCAGGTAACTCCGATTCCCAGGAGCCTGCCATTACTACTGCAACCCCTTCGGAACCAGAAACCATTGAACCCCATGATGATGATGCTTATCTTTCCGGGGGCGGTGGGCCTATTCCAGGTAATAAAGCCAGTTATGCCAAAACAGTTCTGGATCATAGGTACAAAGATTCACGGGACAGAAGATGGATGCGATCTATTCTGTTTGTAATCTGCTTAGGACTTGCAGGGTATTTCCTATGTTTAGGGCTAAGCATTACGCAAGATATTGTATCTGGACTGCTTTCATATAAGAAAACTGTCACGGACGCGGTATCAGCAGCTATCAATGCCAGGACAGGAGTAACTACAGCGCAAGAATTGGCTGGTTTTATAGTCCCTCCTGAAAGCATAAACCATGCCAAGGAATTAGCTAAAACTGCCAAAGACACAGACATAAGCGTAATTAAAGGATTCCTTGATTCAACTAACTGGCTGTCAGCAAGCCCTTTGATTACGTTAGTTGCATTTGTTCTTGGGGTGGGATTAACCCTCATGCTTGGGTTAATCAAGGTTGTCTTCAGGTCAGAAGCAGAAGCAAAGGAAAAAGAGAAAGAAGTTGAAGATGATTTAAGAGGGGTTCTGGCAACGCCAGTCAGTAAAGTTCTGGAAGAGTTAGCACTCAAGATTAAGGATTTCTTCGCAAAATTAAAATAATAGTTTATCGGTGACACGTCAAAGTGTACCTGTATCAGTACCTTCTGATTAGCTCGGGGGGACGAAAAGGGGGCATTGAGTAAATCGATATAAATAAGCCATCTCAATGAGATGGCTTATCATCATGATTTTACAGCTAAAATTTGGTGGCCCCTGCTGGACTTGAACCAGCGACCAAGCGATTATGAGTCATAAAATTGGCATGTTTTTGATTGTTCGTCATTGTCTCTATTTGTATTTTTAATTGTCTATAATCAATCAGTTATGAAGTTATTTTTGTTTCTGATTGGTTCTCTCATTTTCCCATTGTACTATCCTTACCTGACCCGTTACCTGACCCGAAATGGGTATCGGGTCAGGTAACGCATATTCTTAGAAAGGTAAACTTATGGCCGCTAATCTTACCGAGACTGCTATACGTGGATTGAAGACAAAAAGCACGGCGTACTACGTGTGGAGCAACAGCGCTCAACGTGGTACTGGCAGGCTTGGCGTTAAGGTTCAGCCTTCAGGCAGCAAAGTTTTTTATTTCCGTTACTACGTTGAGAAAGGGAAGAAAGAAAAGTTCATCCAGTTGGGCATCTGGCCTGAGATGAAACTGGTGACGGCCAATGAGCTGGCGAAAAAGTATGGTGCCTGGCTTGTTGAAGGAAAAGAGCCCCAGCAAGAGCTTGAGCAACAGCGCCTGGCCGAACAGCACATCATGCAGATCCATCGTTCTCAAGGATCGTTTGAAGAACTGGTGCATGGTTACGTTAATAAGATGAAGCTCGACAATAAGCGGACCTGGGCCGATGTACTGAAGCGTCTTGAAAAAGAGTGCTATTCAGTCATTCCTCGCGAGACCAAAGCGAAAGATGTCACGCCCTTACAGATCAAAACGATCTTGTCAGGCATTATCCAGCGTGATGCGGTGGTCCATGCAAACCGAATTCGTTCCTATCTGATGGCGGCATTCAACTATGGGCTTAAAGCCGATAACGATCCGATGAATACCAGCGTGGGTATCACGTTTGGTCTTGAAGTTAACCCGGTCTCGGCCATACCGAAACAGTCTTCGGCGGAAAAAGTGGGTGATACATGGTTAACGCTGGAAGAGTTGCGTGTTGTCATGGAACAGTTCGTCGAGGCCACCAACGTTGGGCCGCTGATGCAGCATCTGATTCGCTTCTGTGTTTATGCTGGTGGGCAGCGTCCGTTTGAAATGATTGCCAGCCAGTGGAGTGCTATTGATTGGCAACAAAAGACGTTGCTGGTCATAGCCGATGTATCGAAAAACAAGCGTGAGCATCTGATCCCGCTGACTGAATCGGCACTACAGGAATTAGCCTCAGTTAAAGAGCTGACTAAGGAAAGTAACAGTCCCTATATTTTTCCGTTATCAACGAACGGTGAGCGCCCAGTGCGCACGGATAGTCTGGCGCGTTCCATCATGTATTTTCGGGCCTTTAATCCTGAGTTTAAAGTTTTCACGGCGCGAGATTTACGCCGTACCTGTAAAACGCTGATGGGGGAGGCGGGGATCAGCAAAGAGATCCGCGACCGTATTCAGAATCACGCTTTGAACGATGTCAGCTCGAAACACTATGACCGTTATGATTACTTGACTGAAAAACGCAGGGCGCTTGAGATTTGGGAGGATCGGGTCAACAACTATCAACGGCAGCAGGAAAACAACGTTGTGAACTTGTTTGGACGGAGGTAAGGACTTGTCAAGATATGAGCTTAATTCAGCAGAAGAGCGATATCAGCCAGGCTCAAACGACCTAGTGCTTGCCAATAAGCTGGGGATCATTGATGAGCAGGAAATGGAGGCGCTGGAGTCTGGCTTGCTGCTGATGCTGTATGAGCAGCTATTTATCGAGGGCCAGCCGCCTGAGGTGCTAGCTTTTGATCACATCAGAACGTGGCATCGCCAATGGTTGGGGAATGTATATGACTGGGCAGGGAGGCTGCGTAACGCTAACCTGACTAAGGACGGCTTTCAGTTTGCCGCTGCCGACAGGATTCCGCTGCTGCTTGATGGTTTCGAGAAGCAGTTTCTTTCCCGGTCTGGTGAACTGAAATCCTTGGCTCGTCCGGAGCTGGTTCGTTATCTAGCTAAATGCCATGTGGAATTTATTTTGATCCACCCATTCAGAGAAGGTAACGGGCGTCTGTCGAGATTGCTTTGCGATGTGTTGTCGGTTCTGGCGGGAAAGGGCTTACTGGACTACAGCCTGTGGGATGAGCACAAGGCGTTTTACTTCAAGGCAATACAGGCAGGCGTATCAGGGAACTACAGCCCTATGATGCAGCTGGTGAGCGATATCTTGCCAGACTAGCGGGCGAGGCCAACGGCTTTCGCCAGTGCCTGATTGCGTTTAAGCTGCTGCTCAATTTTTTGCACAGGAGCACCGGTTTCTATCGCGGTCGAGCTGGCAACGGCGCGGTAGATTTGTTCTTTAGTAACGAAGGATGACATTGGTTGTTTGTGCATGGGCTGTTCCTTAATGGATCCAATTTGATTATAGTAGTACTGGCTGAATTGGGCAATAGGTCTCACTGTGTAATGTATTAAAACACTATCAAAACCATAGAGGCAGTGAATTTTTTATTCTGAGGGTAAATGATCATTGTGGAAACTGGAAATAAGTTTATTACTGTAGAAAATATTGTAGTTCAGTATGGCACTGAATTGGATAAAGTCATAGATCTTTGGTGTGATGATAAGCTCCCTCTTTATATACATTTTGAAGGATGTTTATGTCAGTTATCATGTACTATTCGTAATGTGGATGATTCCACATCAAAGACGAATGACAACTATATTTATACAGGTATTAGTACACCTAATAGCTTAATGGATAACATTGAGCAATACGGAGGGTTTATTGAAGATAGAAAAAATGAAATAATTAATGAACTTGATTCTTATCAAAAAAACAAATCTAATTTGACTAATGTAAGACTGTTTCGCAGGAAAAAGGGTGCCGAGATTTGCTATATTCCCATCGGTGATGATCAGCTTTATTACGATGGTTACGCGTACGGGTATTGGCAGGTTAAACCAGGTGCATCCACAAAGTTTGTAAAAAGTGATTATAAAGTATTCAATGCAAATCCTTTTTTCTCAGATGACGATAACTCATCTTTTTTGAAAGTCATTGGACATGATGAAAACGATTTTTTGACATTTAAAGAAGTGATTGAAGTTAGCATTAATAACTTATACATGAATGTTGATGATATCGAAAAATTAGCATGTATATTGACTGTTTCACCGAGCCTTGAAAAGGTAGAAAGTGGAAGTCGTTATTCAAAAATAGAACATTTGGCTTTGTACATATTGCTGAATGAATATTGTTTGGATAATGAAGGGAATATTAACTTTACAACGATGGCTGATATCTTAACCAGTCTCAATAAAAATAAGTATGGTGGGAAATATAAATTTAATTCTGAGACCGTTCGTCGATGGCTAAAAAATGTTTCTATATGACCGGGGATTTTAAGTGGATATGATCGTTATGATTTGGAGGGGCTTTGTTGAATAAATCATTTTTGAGAGCGGCAAAGTCCTTGTTCCTATATCTCAGGCAATTCCTACATTGACCGGCATAGACAGTATCGTCATTTTATTCAACCCCTTCACCCGCGCCATTGCAGTTTCCGCCAACGAACGCAGGTGTTAGCCTACTTTCTATTTTCATTCCTTATTGTTCCCCGTTAATCGCTGGTACGCCACCACTTGAACCCTCTCCAGAGACCAGTACACCGCCCCGCTAAGCAGCGGTATCACCGGCCTGATTTTCTTCCTCTTTAGACAGTCGTGACAGTAGTTCACATCGTAAGCACCGTCTGCCGCTGCTGACTTTATCTTTCGCTTTTTCTGGCTCATCAGACGTGGTAATGCTCGGTATGTGTCAAGCAAGTTGCGGTCACTTATCTCCAATGCTCGGCCCCTTATTAAGGCCTTAATAACGAGGCCGTTCCTTTCACATCCTCGTAAACTGAGACATGCTGCTTTCACTGAAACGAAGGAGGCAACATGAAATCAACATTCAACTATCCAACACCACAAGAACGTTTACAGGTCCTGCGTAACTATGGCGAACCCCATGATCGCCTCGTACGTGAAAAAGAACGTCAGTGCATCACATCGATATCTCGTTCAACGGCTTGGAAACTGGAGCAAGTCGGTCAGTTTCCGTTGCGTAAGTCTATTGGGTTGAAGTCCTGTGGCTGGTTGTTAAGCGATCTGCTTTGCTGGATTAACGAACGTTAGGATCCAGAGGTTTTGTGCATTTATTTTTTTGTTTTTTTCTGAATGCTCCGTGTTCATCCTGCTATTTCTGCAATTAATAGCGGAATGGCAACTTGAGCGAAACTTTTTAACGTGAATTTTATTAGAGGTATTGCATGTTTAACGCTCGTCCTTTTCCTATTGATTCGTTTCCTCAGATTATCAGAAATGCGGTTTATGAAGTGGAACAGCACACGCAGGCTCCTCAGGCTTTGATTTCCGCATCGGTACTGGGGATTATTTCGCTTGCATGCCAGAACCGTATTGATGTGTGTCGACTGAATAATCTGCGCGGTCCGGTATCGCTTTTCATACTGACGCTGGCGGAATCTGGTGAACGTAAAAGTACTGTGGACAAAATACTGATGAAGCCATTGTATCAACTGGAAGAAGAATGGTTTGAAAAATATACCCATGACTTGGTTGTCTGGAGGAATGAAGAAACGGTTTTTAACATTGAAAAGAAAGCCTTGATGTCAAAACTGAAGTCAGATATTCGCAAAAATAAAGATCACTCGGCAACGAATGAACGTCTGAAAGAGTTTCTGGAGTTGCAACGTAAAGCACCTGTGAGGTTCAAGCAGATATTTAATGACGCCACACCTGCGGCTATTAAGGATTACCTCTGTGGTTACTGGCGCTCTATCGGTATTATGTCTGATGAAGCTGGTACTATTTTTAATGGTTATACGCTGAACGAACTCCCCTTTATCAACAAAATGTGGGATGGTGCAACATTTTCCGTGGAAAGGAAAAGCGAACCGGAAAAATTAATCAAAAATGCCAGACTAACATTAGGATTGATGGTTCAGCCTGAGGTGTTTAAAGGTTATCTGCAACGTAAAGGTGATGCAGCTAAAGGTATCGGATTCTTCGCCCGGTGCTTGATATGTCAGCCTGATTCAAAGCAAGGTTCCAGAATTATCTCCAGTCCCGTTATTTCAAGCGAACATTTGCCGGTATTCCATCAACGACTGATGGAGATAGTTAACGAAAATATTTCAAGAGATAATCAAAATAATCGTCTTTGTCTGCGTTTCTCTGTAGAAGCGGAAAGTCGCTGGTTAGAATTTTATAACAAGGTGGAGTCAGATATGGGCTTACTTGGCACCTTAACAGACTTTAAAGACTATGCATCTAAGGTCGCAGAAAATACGGCAAGAGTAGCCGCTCTTCTGCATTTTTTTAATGGTAATGATGGCGATATACCTCTTTCTGCAGTCGAAGATGCTGTGAAGATAACTACCTGGTATGTGAATGAGTACATCCACATATTTTCTAAACCTCAAGAATTCACGCTGGCAATCTCGGAGGCGGATGAGCTTTATTGGTGGATAAAAAACCATTGTAATCGCCTTGTTGTACCTTATATCACTAAAAATACCATCCTCCAATATGGCCCTAATAAATTCAGGAATCGTAGTAAAGCAAATGAATTACTCAGTACATTATTCTCTCAAAATAAAATCCTTGTGGGAAAAAAGGGGAAAACCACATTAATAGCTATCGCTGGTTTGAACGCCTCAAGTTCATTCTGATTAATTGTATTTAATTCAAGAGTAAAAATGAATAATGAACCCAGTTCAGTTAATGGTTTGTTGTCATGATAGGTAATATATATTAAATCCATCACTTACTCCAATATCGATAAATAGGATACTATATGACATACGATAGTGAATTCGGTTCACACATATCCCTATATCGGGATAGAATCAAACAGGTTATTGATAACTCCCTCAACGAACATCCTAACTCAATGATTCTACGTGTTGATCTACATGACCCAATAGATACAGAAAATCTGGACAACCCATTCTTTCAACCCAGAATTGACTCTGGTGCTATATCTCGCTTTACCAGTGCGTTAAAAGCAAAGCTTGAACACGATAAGCATATTAAAACTCAACGGAAAGACTGGCCTGATACCCGACATTCTAACTTGCGTTACGCATGGGTCAGAGAATATACAAAAAATGGGAAGCGGCACTACCATTTGATACTGTGCTTCAATCAGGATGCATATTATCATCTAGGGGATTACGACTTGAACCGAAATACGCTACGCACAATGATAACAACAGCCTGGTACAGTGCGCTTGGTATCCCGATAGATGGTTCAGGGAAGTTAGTTAACTACCCATCAAATGGGAAATATCTCCTCAATCGTAAAAGGGACAGCTTCGAGCAAAATTATAACGACTTGATGAATAGAGTGGATTACATGACAAAAGTAAGAACTAAAATATTGGGTGATGGAGACCGTAACTTCGGATGTAGCCGAGGATAATATTTAAACAGCATCCTTTCTTATGGATTATATTGAGCATTATAGCCGGGTAGGTAATCATATGCTCGGAAAGTTTGCACCTCCACATTGTGATTTACTGTTATTACAGGCAGGGTAAACAATCATGATTGATAACAAACTCGCTAATACTCATGCAAGCTTAATTCCCTAGAAACACTTTTAAATTGATAAAATAACCGGCCTTCTGCGGGATATGCGGCCGGTTAATATAATCATGAAATTTTTAATCTAATGTTGTCGAAGTTATTTTTTAGCAATCTGTCAGCTAATAGCTCCAACACGCCAAGCATTTCAACTGTATTACCTTCATAGGCTCGGTGGCTTTTACCATATTTCAGCTCAACTCTTTACCTGAAATTCTCAAGTTCCATTCATATTCATTTTTGATTGAGTTCCAATGCCAGACATAGATCATACCGTGTAACCCCTCTTGGTAAAGAGAGCCAAGACGAACAACAAAAGATGCCTGAGCTGAAATAAATATATGTACTTCATCAGCTTTTTTATTCAATTCTGATATTATGAAACTTACTTCTTTAGTAATACTTTCCTGCTCTTCCTCAGAAGGAAGATTATCAAATTTGAATCCTGTATCAAGCTGGATATGTAGCGTATGATCGATAAGGTCTACTGGAAGGTCCGATGGTTGTATATTCATTGTAAATGAAATAGCGAGCCCTATCTTGTTGCTAGCATTCGGACCAACAACGGAACTATTCTCTGTTATCTCCCCTCTAAATTTCCTAAGTAACTTAGCACCGGTTGGAGGGGCATCTAGAAGATGAAAGCAATTTTTATTACGATCAAAATCGGATAGTCTTAGAGGCAAGTGACCGTCACGCATTGAGCTACCAATCATATACAAATAAGGAATACTCCCCAGAGCTGCAACATAGGCTACAGTGGCTTCAGAGTGTTGTGTTCTGTCCTTTATCATCCGTCTGATAAATGTAGATTCCTCTATTACATTGCTTTTATTCCTAGAATCAAATGCTTTTAAGTCTACGGGGAGTGTTTTGACTTTTTCTCTGGCCGAAAGCATTTTTTCTGCTGCATGTGGATCAATATTTTCAAACCCATACGCACGAATAAAGGCAATATCACGTTTCTGGACATCGCGAACAGCCAGGAATATGCAATACATTAGTACTAACAGTCCTAAAATGGATGCAAAGATCCCAATGTATAGAACAGCCTCAGAACATTTTTGATAGCTAATGGAGATGCCATCAAAAATATTGATATATTTTTTAAGTAATTGCTCTGAAAAATCTAAGTTCATACCCCACCCACCGGCTGAAGCTGCTATCCCTCCACTAAACAGACCGAATCCAATACGAGTGAGTATATCCTTGGGCCTGAAAACCAATTTCAGTATATATAAAAAAATTGTTTTATTCATAGTCATCCCTCAAAACTCATGCCGTAGAAGACTTTCACCTACAAAATAATAAATAGCCTTTTTCTCTGTGCCTATTATTATAAAGAAAAGTTGTTTATCTTGATTTCTCTCCTTACATTTTTTCCAGTCTCTGACATCAACATTTGAAGCATAAGGAATACCTTCGGGATGGGTGTGCCATGTACCGCGATAAACTAATTCCCCTCCGGAATCTTGATAATAGCGGTCAACTATACATTGGTGTTCGGGATCCATCAGAGTAAAACTCATTCTTGAGCAACGATCCCCTTGTTGTGGAACTGTTACATCGACGATTTTAAAATGTTCTGCCACAAGGTCTTTACTACCAATCAATACACCAAAAGCCTCTGGCATATTTTTATTTATTTGTCGATATCCAAACCAAATATCATCCACATTCTTTAAAATGTTGATTCTGAAATTCTCTGTTTCTATTTTGAGATGTTCTGAATTATCCATTGCATATATCACATTCAGGATTGTACAAGGGTAATACTTCCAAGGAGCGATTGAACGCGTGATACCTTTCGCTCAGTATAAAGCCATACTCAATCGCATCTTCGGAGCTGCCCTTCCAACTAACTCTCGATGAGATATTTACTCTATGACTGAGATATTTTACTGCCAGATCCACTGTAACAAGCGCTGTCATGGTTGATGATGTATAGGAGTAAGGAAGAAATGCATCTCCACATCCAGCATGATTTCTTGTTAAATCTTGGTTTGTGGCAAGAAAGTTAAGATTAGATGATAACCCGCGAGAAAAATTGTCGGAATCTACGTATGCACATCGTAAGCAACCAGGTGTTTCTGGTATATCAAGAACAGCATGCCCTCCAACTCCATAACCTTCTACCCATGTATTGATGACGGGAACTTTGATTTTTTCTTTAATCAGATAATCATGAAACATGCGTTCTTGTGTGGGGGACCCTATAGCAATAATGATAAGGTCGAATGAAGAAAGAGTATTGCGATCTCTTAGAGCAAGTAGTTTTGTCATGTCGCCTGTAATCTCTAACCAAGGATATTTACTGTTTAGACTTAACCATAATGCGACTGTTTTTGGACATGACACAAATGCTGGAGGCAGGATATGCCGATAAAGATTGTTGAGCGAGAGCGAATCAGGATCGCACAAATGGATGTGACCGACACCTGATGCAGCCAGCTTATCTGCAACTTCTCCGCCAACTGATCCGCAGCCTACGAGCATGATCTTCTTGCCTAGCAAGGACTGGTTAGCTCCGCTTCTTGGCATCAAACGCTCTTTATTGAATGTTAAAACAGGTAAGGCTTTTAGAACCCAATCCTCAATGTGACCAGCTTTAAAGGGAAGATGCTTTTTGCCCTGAACTGCATTTTTTAACGCAAAATGGATCCCAAACCATGTTTTTCCAGAAGGGGTCTGGGCATTAAAAATAAGCCAAAATTCGCGGGCTCGTTGCTGACCGAAGCGTTGTATCAGCGTGGTAAATAAATCCTGTGGCAAATCCTGTATCAATTCTAAGTACCACTGAGCCAATTCTTCCTTCTGCCAGGGGGAGGGCATAATTGTACCAAGTGGTATGACAAATCCATTTCCTTTAGTTTCTTCGCGCTCTTTCAAAATCTGGCTTAAAGGCGAAAAGAGGGCGTCAGGATTCCAGCCTTCTCTATAGCCTAAAAAATATGTATTAAGCCCAGCTTTGGCGTTTTTACGAGGCTTAAAAACAGAAAGAGACTCGGCCTCCCCCTCATCCGACAAGCAAAGAAATGGTGTCGTTTCCGGCTCAATGATACTTCCCCATCCCGCTTCAAACTCTCTCAACAGTTCCTGAGTATTCCAGTCCCGGTCCGTTAAGGCACGTGAGAGTAATGTAATATGTCGTTTAAGTGACTCCTCAAACGCCAGTTCAGGGCACTCGTAGTTAACTGAAACAGCATCTGGGACATTTACACATATAGTAGCAAAGCCGATCTCTTCATAAACTGTTGTATGCGCCAACCTTGGCAAAGCTGAAGGGTTTACAAGGAGAAATATGGGCAAACCGATAATTTCTTTGACAGGGTAATGGATTAATGTAACCGGAAAATCACCTATCTCCAGTTCAATTCTGAAAAATTCAATCTGGTCAGTTTCAGCAGGGTACGCGAATACCTTGTATCCGCGTTTGGCTAAGTAATCCGTGATGGCTGAATAGTTCAT